TGCACCCGCCATAAACCCAAGTGAGCCTATAATCTCAGCGGAGGGTTTGGACACGAGTTGATCAGGTATCGCTCTATCAAGTAGACCACCCACATAAGGTATTTTATTAATAGCTTCATTAGCTTGTTTAAAATAATAGTTAGCAGGATCTTTTATCAAAGCCATTCTTTGATTCGTGTCTGCAATCTTTTGAGCTAAAACAGAATAATATTGCTTTGACTCGGTTTGTGGATCGTAAGGTATGTCTGATAGAATATTTGCTTGTTCAACACCTTTAAGTTTGTTCAACTCAGCTATAAGAGCTTCTGTGCTGGCACTATCTTCTATACCATAAAACTTTTTTACCTTAGCTATATCATTAGCCGTAGGGTTAGTAGGATTTTCGAAAAAGAACTCTGCTTGATTAGGAGTTCCTTTTAAAATGGTAACCTTATTAGGGGGCTGTGGAGGCATTAGTTACCACTCCCTAATAAATCTTCAGGCTCAAGACTTATCTCAAAATTATCCTCGTCGTCTGTCACAGCAGACTCCACAGATTGTGATGAATTAGGAGCTGGAGGTGTAGGTACATCTACATCCTCACCTAAAAATTGTTTGAACTTAGTTACTTGATCTCCATATTTTACATCATCAAAAATATTTTTGCCCTGACCATATTTACCAGCCTCAAAGATATCTACTTGTCCTTTTCTTAAAAATCTTAAAATCTCTTGTAATTGTGTTCTTACAAAGTCAGGTGATTTTAAACCTTGTAAGTTTACAAGGTCAGACGCTCTTCTAATATCATCAACGTTCAAACGACCAGTCGGCTTCAAAGATCTTGCAAGTGCGTAAATAATTAAGTTTTCTTGCACTTTCAATCTAGCATAACTACCGTCATATCCCAAAGATGTATAGGTTGTGGGATCATAAAAATCATCGATTGTTACAAATTTAGGAACTGTTTTGGTATTACCTAAATTAAAGGGTAATTTGCTATCTCTTGGTGCTTGAAAATTTACTTCTCTTACTAATTCTTCTTCACCTTCTGGTAGCTGGTAAAACACTTTGTCTTTTTCACGTAAAGTAGAACCTTCTTTAGCAAATTGATCTCCTAGTCCAGGACTTATTGCATTGACAAAAGATGCAAATGTTGCTCTAGATTCTTTTTTGAAGAAATCTACTAAACCCTCAGCTCCAAATCTTGATGGCTCACCTCTTGCAACTGCTTCTTTGTCTATGTTTAACATCTCTGTTACAATATCGGCAGCTCTACCTAACGTATTAAAGTCACCTATTTGTTGTGATGCTTGTCCGTAGTTTGGTGCAGATACAGATAACGCTGCATCTTCCTGAATACCCTCTAAAGGTGACAAGTAAGCATTAGGTGGTACCTCAACATCAAATATTGTGTCTCCGTTCTCTGTTCTACCCATCATAAACTCGTAAGTCCCTTTGTCTGGATTCCATACCTTTTTAGTCATTACAACTTGTGTGGAACCATCTTCTTCATTTGGTATGGTCATATTTTGAAATAATCTATTTGGGTTTTTGTATAAATCTAAAGCTGCTTGTTCTATTTTTAATGTCTTATCAATGTCAAATTGTGCTAGTTTTTTTTGCATGTCCATGGTAAATCCAAGATTCTTCATCATAAATTCATTATCAAAACCCATTTTTTTTAAATAAAACTCTGCTTCTTTTTCTAATATTGCAGCGTTCTGCTCTTGCATGGTTGTTATTGCAAGTTCTTTCATCTTAAGACTGTGTTGTAATTCAGCAGCATCCTCTGCTGTTTCTCTGTCAATATATTTACCTGTAGCTTGTGCAATGATATCGAAGATACCCGCTGCACCTTTGTAAGGTGTACGAGCGTTAATACTATCAACAAAAACGTTTAATGCCTTATCAATACCAGGGGTTCTTGGTAGAGGCCCTAATTTATCTTGTATTCCTTGTAGAGCTTGTTCAAATGTTACTCGTTGACCTAATCCCATTCTCTCTGCTATAGCACTGTACTGATCTTCTAAAGCCTCTCTTACTGGTAAAAATTGATCTGCATTTTGTAAAGCTAAATTG